TCACAGGTAAGTTTGCTGATCAACTTGTGAGTGAAATTAATATCACTGCAAATAAAAATACAGTTCCTTTTGATCCTGAGTCTCCCTTTGTTACCAGTGGATTACGTTTAGGTACTGCTGCTCTTACTACTAGAGGGTTTGATGAAAACGACTTTGTTGAAGTTGCTGATATTATTGCAAGTCGATTAAACAATTATGAGCAAGAAGGAAATAAAGAAGAGTGTTTGGTAAGAGTATCTAAACTTTGTAGTAACAATCCCCTGTACTAAAACCAAAATTGAGCTTTTATTTCAAAAATAGCGCGAAAAAAACTCCCGGCATTTTTTGGTTGCCAGGGTTTTTTATGATATTATAAGTAGTATTGTACTTTTATGGAAGACGGTGTGAAAGTAGACATGGGGAAACTATTGAATGTACCTTACATTCAAGATTATAGGGATAATCCTAAGTTTCAAGAGTATTGCGAACAATATGTGGATTTTTGGAGTAAACAGACTCCAGAGGGATTAGACTCAATCGCTCTTGTACGTGCAGTTGAGTGTACAAATGGTATTGTGCAATATTCTTACCGAGATAAAGATCCCTGGGCTTTGGATACTGAACAAACTCGACTTTGCATGAAAACTTCCATGTCTTTTATCAAAAGTAAGGAATTGCCTTTACCTGATGGTACAATAGTCAAATGTGATCCATCCGTTATTGATGCCTTGAATAAGGTAAGAGATATCTACATTAAAGGATTTAAAATGGGTGATGAAGACTGTATGATGGAATTCTACGCACAATCTATCGCACAGTTTTATGTGATTGGTAGAGAAAAACTAAATGAAAAGTGCGATTTTGTTGCAGAACACTTTGAAGACGTTTTTGGTCAATTTATGCTCGAAGAAGGAAGATCTTATATAATGTCATATTTAACTGCTATGGGTAAATGACCAAAATCTATACTGAGAGGGTATGGTTCTCTGTTATCTACAAATCTACTGGAAAGAAAAAATGTGATTGTGGATTGGAAACTACCGCAATGGAAATAGTTGCCAATAATCCATATGAACTTACATATGTAAGGAGTGACGCCCATCTTATGGGTCAAGTTATTGATGTTACTCCTCCCCCCGCACTCCCTACTAATGAAATTATTATGACTGACGGTTACAGTACAAGTGAAGACGACATCGTTGTAAATATGGATGGTGGAGTTGGTGGATCTTGGAAACGGATCAAACCTGAAGATGAAGAGTACGTACATATCAACGACGATCCCCATGATGGATGGTGGTTGAGACCTGAACATAGAGATGATGTTCTACCGCAACTACAAGCGAGTGACTTAGAACCTTTTAATCCATGACCAAAGACTGGAAAGAAATTGCTATCGCATCTGAATCTGATGAAAGAATTTTAAAAGTTCTCAAAGAGGGCCCCAAAAGTCTTGCTCAATCCTGGATGATGCAAGCAATGAAATACAAGTACGATCGAAAGAAATGACACATCCACACCAAGAACACAATACACTTTCCGCAATTCGTGGATTTCTTCAGAATATTGTTAATGAAGATTTGACAAATGTTCCCAATAAAATTAAAATGAGTGCAAAATATTTTTTGAAGACCTATCCATCTCAGGAAAGGTTGGATGAACTATATCGAGGTCAAACTTTCACTGATCTTGCTTCTCCTGCGGAACCAGATAAGGCGATTCCCAATCCAAATAGGATTGTAAATGATAACCAGACTTGGGAAACACCAGGATTCAACTGGAAAAGTGAAGTGGAATTCAAATCCGCTCAGGGGAATTAACTCATATGCACTATACTCCTGAAGTTGATGATTACGTTATTTGGAATCATCATGGTTTAGTTCACAAGGGATGGGTGTATTTTAGAGATGAGAAGTATATCACAATAGAGACAGGTATCAAACCTAAACCTAATTGTGAGTATACTAAAGTAGAGAGGCATAAGTATATTCACACACTCTTACTATGTCATCCACACTATTGGAAAGACTTAGAGTATGTTCATACAAGAAAGAATAAGTATGGTAAGAATTTAGAAGAGATGGAAATTTATAATCGTTTTGATAAACAATAAATATTTTCAAGACCGGGGAAGAGTATGAGAGATCAAAATTCTATTCAAGATAATGAATCAAAAGAAGAGAAGTGGAATAGGGGACTTGATATCTTTATCGAGTCTGTAATTAAACCTGACGATAAACTCCGATCTTGTGCTCATAATCAAAGTTGTTACAACGAACTTATGGATATTCGTAATGATGTTCTACAGTATTTAAAATCTAAGAGATGGAACTAAATTTAATCTTACTTTTTTCATTTGGCACCGTAATCTGGTTTATTTCTACAGATCAAAGTGTTGCCGAATTTGTAGTATTAGTGGGAGAATATATAAAGACAAAAACACGGATATATTGGTGGTGGGTAACCAACAATCCAAGAAATCCCATTGTAAAATTTTCAATTAACAGAAGGTCTCATCGAGAGGCTAAGAAATTACTCAAGATAATTAATGAAGAACGCAATCGTAATCCCAGCTAGACTTTACAGTCAAAGACTTCCGAAGAAGGCTATGATTGATATTGAAGGTAAAACCTTAATCCAAAGAGTAGTCGGACAATGCCTTAAAGCGGATCTACCTGTTTACCTTATTACTGATAGTCAAGAAATTGCTGACTCCGTGTGTCCTCGTAGGACCACGGTTCTTTTTTTGAGAGAAGAAGCATGTTCGGGAACAGAAAGAATTGCAAATGCAATTGATATGATTTCTGCAGATGGTATTATTAATGTTCAAGGTGATCAACCGTTCGTTGATCCTCAAGAGATCTTGGTCATGAATGAACACCTGATTGCAAACAATTCAATGTATCCCGTGATCACACCATCCAAGATCTACGAGAGGGATCATCCTTATGCAAAGGATCCGAACAAAGTTAAAGTTGTTACTGCTAGGTGTGGTCGTGCTCTCTATTTTAGTCGTCATGCCATCGGGGATGAGAGAGTTAGAATACACATGGGAATTTATGGATATCGACGATCGGTATTAGAAAGGTATCAATACATGAAACCAACTCCTCTGGAACAAAGAGAGAAGTTAGAACAGTTGAGATTCCTTGAAAATGACGTTTCGATTTACAGTTACGAAACAGAAAGGGATCTGTTTTCTGTAGACACGCCAGAAGACCTAGAACACGCTAGAGAGATAGCCTGGGAATACGACTAGGGGTATTTGAGAGTATCGGTCTGAGAGTGCCCTAGAAGGATCTGGATGCACCTCAGCAAAGAATGCTTCCGCACCCCAGATCTTTGCACTCTGTGCAAGAGGTTGTGCATAAAACCAGTTACCACCAGTTGTAGATTCTCCACCTTCTTGAGTAGAGTGAGTTGAATCGAAACAAACTTTGAATCCAGCACTCTTCAGTTTATGAATGGTTCGGAAGTCAACCACTAGGTTGTCATAACCGAAAGATGTACCACGTTCGCAGATATAAAAGTCTTCACAACCATATGCTTCCATGTTCTCACCTAGGAGAATTGCCTGACGAGGGGACATAAATTGACCCTTCTTGACATTGACTAATTTGCCAGACTCTGCAACTGCTTGAAGCAAGTCGTTTTGACGACACAAAAATGCAGGGATCTGGTATGCGTCTACATAGTTGGAAAGGACTGCAACGTCTTGTGGTTCATGGACATCGGTGATAACTTTGTAACCTGCATCACGCAGTTTCTCAAAGATCTTAATTGCAAATCCAAGTCCATGTCCACGAAAACTTTTATAACTGGATCGGTTTGCCTTGTCAAAGGATGCCTTGAAGTAATAATCTACACCTTCGGGTAGATTCTCAGTAATAGTTTTCGCTACCAGGAATGCATCTTCTTCAGACTCTAGTAGACATGGACCTGCAAATAGTTTCATTCTATGTTATACTTCTTTCACTAATTATACCATGATGGCACAGTATTTTCCAGAGTACAATAGATTAAGAGAGTGTTGGGTTGGTCGTGCATACGATTCTTCACTCGTAACTGATACATTTGTTAAAGATATCCTTGACGAAACCGAAGAGGATCTGTCAAACTTTAGTCAAATGCTAAGAGATTTGGAAGTCGAAGTCAAACGACCGACTTATAAAAATCCCGATGTAACTCGGAAACCACAACTTCTACATGCACGGGACCATCTCCAGTATCTTAATGGCAAACTTTATGTTGGTCCAAGGTATGAAGACAATATTGATGATTGGTTGGAGTTGCTTGATAATCGAACTCCTTTTGTCACTCTGGATAATCTCTGTGCGCCTTCTGTAGTTCGTGCCGACAGAGTTTACTTTGATGCAGTATCATGGACACGTAAACGTTTTGAGTATTTTCAACATGGGAATCCTGATCTGCCTTGTGTTTATGAGCGACTCTCTTCTCGCGATTTTAACATCGAACGTCATACAGATGGTGTATTCTGTGTAGTCAAAGAAGGTGTAATTATCTCCACTCCACAAGGACGTAACCTAGAGTATCTGTTCCCAGAATGGGATATCCTGTATCTTGATCAGAATACTGAAGATCTTAATGATATGGCGAAGACCAAGGGCAAGTTTACTTGGTCTGCAGATCAGATTCCTGATGATTACCGAGATTGGGTAGGATATTCACCCGAAACTTTCTTTGATGTCAATTCACTTGTTGTTGATGAGAAACACTTTATGTGTACTCGATATAATAAACAAGTGTTTGATTTTCTGAAGAAACATAAGGTAGAACCCATCATTGTTCCTTTCCGACATAGATATTTGTGGGACGGTGGACTCCATTGTATGACGTTTGATTTTATTAGAGATGCATATTAATAGTAGTCTTTATAACGCTGATATCATTCATGAACCTTGGCCCTATACAGTTATTGATGATTTTTTCACTAAAGATACTTGGGAAAAGTTAAGTCAAATACCAAAGTATATTTTATCGGATACTCCTAATGAATATTTGAGAAACTGTATTGAGAAAGCAAAACACACTGAAGTTGGTGGAAAGGTATTTAATATCTGGGAACTTATTCAATCTGGAGTTCCCGAAGATATTGTTGAGTGTTATTGGGATGCATGTCAAGAAATTTTAGAAAACAAAGAAAAAATTTACGATCAGTTTCCTTCACATAAACCTGATGTGAGTTCATTGATGAAACCATGTTTGAACTTAGACTTCAAAGGAAATTGGTATGAACCGCATCCAGATTCTGACACAAAAGTCATTAGTCTTATTTGTTATCTTGATCCAGAGGAAAGTGAAGGTACTGCATTGCATACTGACGAAACCCATGATAATATGGTAGAGAGACTGGATTGGAAACCAAACAGATGTATGATTTTTTGTCCAAGTGAACATACTTGGCATTCTTTTCGATGTCAGTCTGAACATAGATTAGTTCTTGCTATGTTTGTTGAACGTTATATGATTAATAATAAGAAAATTAAAGACAGACACACATTTTCTAACGGTAAAGTCGCTGAGTTCTGGTATGATTATGGCTAAAATTGAAGTCGGAGATTACGTCAAGTACATGGGATGTACAAAAGAACAAATCCGTTGGGGTAATAATGATGATCCAAGTGGTCAACTTATGATCAATAGTGTATACTATGTGACCAACGTAAATATTAGGTCATCTCATACCAAAATCTCTTTGCGTGGCATTCAGGGTAGATTTAACAGTGTATGCTTTGATGTCTTAAGTGGAGGATATGATTATAAATGAAAAAGATTCGTAGGGTAATTCAAAAAGACCAGAATCTTATGCATTTGACCTGGATGGTCAATAACATTTGTCAGAATAAGTGTGCCTATTGCATTCCTGGACTGAATAGTGGTAAAGGACACCACTATAAGTGGGAAAATGCAAAAAGATTCATGGATATTCTTTTTGAAAAATATCCTAAGATTCATTGTTCTGTTACTGGTGGAGAACCAAGTATCAGTTCTTTCTTTCCAGAACTAGTTCAACGATTTGTTGATGCTGGTCACACTATAGGAACAACCACAAACGGATTTAAACCTGTAGAGTATTGGAAAGAAATTTCTAAGAATCTCAGTTATGTTTGTTTCTCATATCATCCAGAACAACCAACAGAAGATTTTCTAGATAAAGTTCTTTATTGTTCACTCAATACAATGGTGACAGTAAGAATCATGATGCATCCTAGATACTGGGATCATTGCGTAGAAGTTTATAATGATATTAGAAATATTCCAACAATCTTTGTAGAACCTGTTCGATGTCTTGATTGGGGTAGCGTTGATAGAACTGTTCACTTATATGACGAAAACCAACTTGCATGGTTTAGAGATGTAGAGTCTTCTCTTGGTCATGAAAAATACTTAGAGACTGACGAAAAGTTTAATAGAACTCCAGACATCGCTGCCGACTTCGAGATGGATGATGAAACCATTGAGAGGGGTACAAATACTCTGAATTATATTAACTCAGGTCAAACAAACTTTAAAGGGTATGTTTGTGAAGTTGGTTTGAAGAGTTTGTTTATTGATCACTCTGGTGAAATCTTCTTGGGTAATTGTTGCATTGGTGGACCACAGGGTCACATGGATGAACCAGATCAAATTGAATGGCCTACCAAGAGGGTAATTTGTTCAAAACATATCTGTCACTGCTCCATTGATGTCAACATAAATAAGTGGACTAGGGGATATTTCAGAAAATGAGAGTTGACAAACCCTGGGGGTGGTATAAGGATCTTGAACGAACACCCAATCTTGTTATCAAAAAGATTTGCATTAAACCTTTCTCTAAGTTTTCACTTCAAAAACATTCCGAAAGAGAAGAATTCTGGTATATTGTCAGTGGATGTGGTAGACTGACTCTTGATAATACGCTTCACACGGTTGGACCTGGTGACTCTTATAAAATTGAGAAAGAACAAGTCCATCGGTTGGAAGCATATGCTGATGGTATAACTTTTGTGGAGGTGCAAAGTGGAGAATGTAGAGAAAACGACATCTACAGAATCGAAGACGACTACGGAAGAGAAAACTCTTAAACCACCGATCCCTAACCTTATAATGTTGGGCTTGTTTTTACTCGGCACTCTTGGTATAATCTATAGTGGTTATGTACATGGGCAAATGCACTTGTTGACAACACTAAAAAACGCTAGAGATCTTTATGTCTAAAGAAGAACGTAACACCCGTCATAGCGTTGATAAGGGTGAAGACTTTATTAAAAGTGGTATGACTCTTATCACAGACACTGTTAGTGATAAGTATCTCAAATCCCCAGTACGACCACATAAAACTATTAGTGATCTTGAGAAAGATCATGCAAAAAAAGGCGGAGATTACGGAGTAGGTAAATGAAAATCTTTCTTGATACTGCAGATTATGATGCAATCTCTATGAGATATGACACTGGTCTTCTCGATGGAGTTACAACTAATCCCAGTCTGATTAAAAAGAGTGGTGAGGATCCTTTTGAGGCAATCAAAAAAATCTCAGAATCCTTTCCAACACTGCAGTCTATCTCTGCCGAGGTAGTTGCAGATATGGCATGTGACATGGTTGAACAGGCCAAACCTTTCATGGAACTAGATAATGTAACGATTAAAGTTCCTTGTACTGTTGAAGGTCTCAGAGCTTGTCGTCAATTGCGAGATCTTGGTGCAACGGTCAATGTTACTCTTATTTTTTCTGCTGCTCAGGCTGTACTTGCTGCTAAGGCTGGTGCAACTTACGTCTCTCCTTTTGTCGGTCGTCTTACCGATAATGGTTTTGATGGTCTTGAACTGATTAAGACGATCTATGAAATTTATAGGAAAGATGGGTGTCAGACGGAAATTCTTTCTGCATCTGTTCGTAGTCCTGAGGTTGTTGCACTCTGTTATCGTGAAGGTTCTGATATCGTAACAATCCCACCTGGAGTTTTTGATCGTATGTATGAAAGTGTCCTAACTAGAGAAGGTCTTGCTATCTTCCAGAAAGATTGGGATTCTATCAATAAGTGACATGTACGAAGAACTAAATTGTTTTGAAGAAGCACTTAAGCACTTCGGAACAAGAGTTGAGATCATCACTGCTATGGAAATGGCAAAGAAAATATCACCTGAAGATGCCTATCAGATGATTAAAGATGAACTTAAAGAAGTTAAATCATGTCGTAAGAAATTTAAAAAAGAGGAGTGTTAAACTATGTCACAACCACGCCAAAAAGATCCATCCGATCCACTTTATGATCCTAATGATAAGTGGAATGAATATAAGGTAGATCTACATTGTAATGAAACTCACGCCCCTGATGAGTGGGATCCAAAGACAGAAGGTAAGATTGCTAATCCAGAGAATCGTCACCAAGATAAGGTGTTAGATAAGTTCTGTGATGATCACCCAGGTTCCCCTATGTGTAAAGTATTTGATGACTAATTGTCTACTTAGGTTGATAAATAAATCATACGGTTAAACTATTATGGCTGCTGAAATTAATACTGATGGTATTGTATTTTCCAATTCCACCACGGTCACCACTAGAGGGTGGATGACTCCAGATAATACAGCAATGTTTTTCTTTCAGGCAGCTGCTCCTACTCATTGGGTGAAGAGTTCTACTCACAATGATAAGATGCTTAGAGTTGTGTCTGGAAATGGTGGTGGATCTGGTGGTGATATTAGTTTTGGTTCTTTTACTGGACAAACATATTCATCACCATGGTCTTCTAATAGTTCGACAGATAACCACACTTTATCACAAAATAGAATTCCTTCACATACCCATAGTACTGAAGGAACTTCTCTATCGCCATTTCCACAAAATCCAAATGGAACTTTTAATGGTGGTGATGTGAATAAAGGTACTGGTTGGACTAGGAGCACCAGTAGCACTGGTGGGGTATCTGGTCCTTCACAACACAGTCATCCTTTTAGTGCCTCTGGAACTACACCAAACCTTGCCATAGGCATTAATGTTCAATACGTAGATATTATTCAGTGCAACTTCGATATCGACGCATAATAAATAACCATAGCAAACCCTTATTATTCAGTGAACTAAAATGGCAGCAGAAATAGATGGGACTGGTATTCTCTTTAGTGATGGTACTAGACTAGATAGTAAGTATGATATTTTTGCCCAAAGTACTGCGTCGATATTTTTTCAGGCAGCAGCTCCAACTGGATGGTCAAAAATCACATCCAATAACAATAAAGCACTTAGAGTTGTAACTGGAACAGGTGGTGGTACTGGAGGATCAAACTCTTTTACTAGTGCATTTCCATCCTCAAAACCTATATCTGGCAATTTCCCTATTTCTGGAACAGTTGGTAACCACACTTTAACGTCAAACCAACTTCCAAGTCATACCCACGCTAATGGTGGTTCAGTTACATTGAGTCCTGGTGGTGGCGATGTAAGATCTGGCGGTGGATGGTCACGAAGCACTCCAGGCACTGGTAACAATACTACTAATGCATCTGCACATAGTCATGGATTTAGTAGTGGTAGTGCTTCATTCTCGGCTAACGTAAACCTTGCCGTGCAATATATTGATGTCATAGTTTGCTCTTTCAGTTGATCTCCAATTTTTTATTATGATGAAATTCAAAAAAGAAGAACCAGGTAATTGGTGTCCTCTGATCAAAAAAGATTGCATAGAACATAAGTGTGCATGGTATATGCATATTCGTGGAATGGATCCCAATACAGGACAAGATATTGATCACTGGGGATGTGCAGTGGGTTGGATGCCTACTCTCCTCATTGAAAATTCCCAACAACAGAGACAGACTGGTGCTGCTGTAGAATCTTTCCGCAATGAGACCGTTAAGGAGTCTCAAAAAAATCGTACTATGTACGAGGAAGTTTTGAAACAACAAACAATATTACCAGTTCAAGTTAATCCACTTGAAAACCTTTTAGAGGCATCCGATGAATCTGACAGTAATAATTGAAGATAAAGCCATCTATGTTGATGGTTTTGTTGTACAACCTGCCGATATGAGTTGGTTTAATCCAGATGATTATGACCGAAAAGTTAATGCAATTCAGTGGGAGGAAGATCGTGGTGAGATTGAATATGTAGATGGACCTCCTACTTCCATCGATAATATTGACTTTTTAAAAGATGTAATTACTGTTCATCAACTTGCAAGAGAACAATTTGAGAAAGATCAAGAAACTTTCAAAAAAGAATGTGAACTGAGTACTCTTGTTGAGTACAATGGAGACGATCCTAAACTAGAGTTTGTGGACTATGATGAAACTCGCGATATTGACGAAGATAAACTAAATGATATTCTGGATGAAATTGATTTTGATCTAGAAGATGAACCAGACAGAGGATATGCAGAATTAATCCATGCAGATGATGAAGATGGACCAGAATCTGTAGAAGATATACTTGGACTTGGGTCATTAGATCAGGAACCAGTGCCTCAAACAGAAGATAATGATATAATGCATGAAGATCTCCGTGATGCTCTTGATACTCAAGAGGATAGTTCGTATGAGATGGAAGAAGATGTAGAAAATCAAATCTACTATGACATTGAAGAATTACTCAAAGAGATATGATTCCCGAACTCCAAGTCAATGATTATACTGTAGTCAGAAATTTCATTGATCAGGAAAGGGCAATAACACTGGGTTATGAATTCATGCATTTCTGTGAAGAACATGATGCTGCAGGTGATAATCAGGCAGTAAACTCAAACTCAGTTCACAATTACTTACCCTTTCTTGAGTTACTTTGTGAAAAAACACCCGAGGTGAGTAAGATTGTTGGAGAAACAGTTTTACCCACTTATGTTTATTCTAGAGTATATGGAAATGGTTCTGATTTAAAACGACATACTGATAAAGATGAGTGTGAGATTTCTCTTACACTCAATTTGTGTGCAGATAGACCATGGAAAATATGGATTGAAACTCCGAAAGGCGAAAAAAGATCTGTGATGCTTGCTCCTGGAGATGCCATGTTCTATCATGGATGTAATGCACCACACTGGAGAGATAACTATACTGGAACCTATTATACTCAAGCATTTCTACACTATGTGTATAGTAGAGGTGAACGTGTCAATTCTTACTTCGATAAGAAACGACCAGGTGTAAACAACTTTGAACGGAAAGCACCAAAACTTTTAGTAGAACCAGGAAGAGGTGAATCAATGATTAGCGATTACATCATGGTAATCAAGGGACTTGTGCCTGAAGATCTGTGCGATGATATTTTAAAAGAATTCCCAGAGAACTCTGTTTATTGGGAACCATCTTCCGTTGGTGATGGTGATGTTCGTCGAGATGTCCGAAGTTGTAATACGATTGGATTATCTAAATTGCCATATCAAAACATGGTGTATGAGAATCTAGATTCTAGAATGTTTGAGTGTGCAGCAGAAGCAATCAAACAGTACAGAGAACGTTGGCCAGGTGTAGAAACTGGGATCGATACTGGGTATGATCTTCTTCGTTATAAGACTGGGGAGTTCTATACTCAACATACAGACTCATTCAAAGAACAACAAAGATCTGTAACTTGTTCTTTCCATATCAATGATGACTATGAAGGTGGTGAGTTTGCCTTTTTCAATAGAGAAAAGGTATATAAATTTGAGAAAGGTGACGCGATTCTTTTCCCATCAAATTTTATGTTCCCGCATGAAATTTTGCCTGTAACTTCTGGAACACGGTACTCTATTATTACTTGGTATGTCTGATAAACTTAACGGTCTCCCAATGGTATATTGGTTGAGTTGTGACACAGATAGAATCGCTCGTATGGAATCCCAGTTTGATAAGTGGGGTATCCAAAATCAAAAATTTTGGTTTGGTAGTTTAAGGCCAGATCATTATGAAATGTGGAAAGATAAGGTATTCAAACCAGAATTAATTCATCCAAGAGATTATCGATCCACATGTATTACGATCTCTACACTTGAGATGATTCGTTATTGGTTGGAGAATACCAATGACAAATATCTGATTCTAATGGAAGATGATTATGATTTAGATCTGATCGAATATTGGCACTTCGATTGGAAAACTCTGATGAAGAATCTTCCCTATGATTGGGATTGTATTCAGTTGGGATTTGAATCACAAGAATATATTTCTTTCTTCCTTCATCCAAAGACAAAACATAGTGCATTTGGACCTGTAATGATCAACAGGTGGTTTGCGGAGAAACTACTTCGTATTCATACTGTTCAGAGAAAATACTTTTTCCTCAGGAGATTTGCTGGATATCCTGGTATTCGTTCTCTTGATATTGACCACTTCTTCGGATTTGTAGGCAGAACATATCAGATGCCACTGATCACTCAAGATCCTTACCTAGATAAAGTACCAAAGAAACATCACTTTGTCTGTAGAGATCTTTACTACGATTGGTGGGAAAATGAAAGAGATAATTACACTCTCAAAGAATTCTTCACTTATGGTAAACCTAACGACGGTGAAATGACTAAAATTGTTCGTTTATGAAGTTATCTAATCTACCTCCCATCTATTACCTCAATCTCCAAGAGAGGGAAGAGAGACGAGAGTATATGGAGAAGCAGTTTAAGAAATATGAGATCCGTAAGTGGAGACGTTGTAACGGTTCTATTTTTGGTGAACAAAACTATGAACATTGGAAAAAGTTAGTTCTCGATGATGTTCTTAGGACTCCGAAAAGATTTTATAGTGTACTGTTGAATCGATCTGAGATGATCGCTAACTTTCTCTTTGATCTAGATTCTGATATTGTTCTTCTATTGGAGGATGACTTATCTTTTCATACGGAAAGATATTTGAATTTTGAGTGGGAAGAGTTTATCGAACGTCTACCTCACAATTGGGATTGCGTTCAACTTCATATCATCGGTGAGAAGTTCATGCCTCTGACACTTTCACCTTGGTCGGTGAACAATCATAGTGCTGCAGCAATCTTGATTAATAAAAGGTATGCAGATAAGTATGTGAATATGTTCATGGAGAATGGTAAGTGGAGATTTCTGAACAACTATGGATACAGTAATGATATCCCTCAGTATCACTACCACTCTGCAGACTTCATCCCATATCAAGTAGGTACTACGTATTCTTTCCCTATGTTTGTAACCAACTCTAAGTTTGAGAGTGATGGTGCTGGAGTCAATGCCTTAGCTAAACGATCTGACGCAACTGTGTTAGAATGGTGGAAGAATAATGAAAAGAGTTTGGAAGAAATGATGTATCTTGATCGTCCGATGTTCGCTCAACTATGAAACTGAAAGGTCTTCCGACTTTATATTATCTGAATCTAGACGAACGACCAGATCGTAGGGAATACACAGAACTGCAGTACGACGAGTTGGGAATCACTAACTTCAAGAGATTTTCTGCGTCTGAGTATCAGTATCCAGACTTCGTTGATTGGAAACATAGAGTCATCCTCAACGATATGTCTGAGTGTGTTCGATGGAGACAACATATCCTAGAGATTGGTACTGCAATCTGCACTCTGGATATGATCAAACATTGGTTGACTACGACCAATGAGAAATATCTCCTATTGATGGAAGATGACTACGATTATCGATTCGTCAAGTATTGGCACTTCGATTGGGAATATTTGATGAATCATATTCCTTTTGATTGGGACTGTATTCAACTTGGATTTGAGAATGAACATGAGATTCCATGTTTCTTACATCCCATTAGATCACATCATGATTACGGTCCTGTTCTGATCAATAGACCATATGCAGAGAAGTTGATGAGACTTTTTACAGATGGTGATCAATATAACTTCTCTCACAGAATTCAGAATTATAAGTGGGGAAAGATGTTGGATATGCCAAATAGGACTATTGATTATTTTATGTGTCACTCAGGTAATACATACTGTATGCCATTGATTAGTGTCAATCCTCATATCGGTAGTTACGCTAAAAACATTGTAAGAAAAGACCGACCAGACTTGGAACTTGCCAGAAAGGCATATAATAAGTGGTGGACTGTTATGCGCGATGAGTATACTCTGGAAGAGTTTTTTATGTACGGTAAACCAAATGATTATGTGATCACTCCAGAAGAACCTGACATCGACGATTATTATGTTTGAACATGTAAGACACTTTGAGAAACAAATTGCAGACTTCTATGGTGCTCCATATGCAGTCGCAACAGATTCTTGTACTCATGCAGTTGAACTTTGTTTGAGGTTGCACCGCCCTTCAGTGGCATCTCTACCCAAACATACATATCTTTCCATTCCAATGACATTTATGAAGTTGGATATTCCCTTTATATGGACCCATCGTAAGTGGAGTGATATGTATACTATCAAGGGTACTAATATAATTGATGCTGCGGTTCTATGGGAACCAGATAGTTACCAATCAGATACCAATATGTGTCTGAGTTTTCAATTTAAGAAACATCTTGGATTGGGACGAGGTGGTATGATTCTTACAGATAATGAAAAAGACTATCATGAACTCCAGAAGATGTCCTATGATGGTAGAGATACGACTAAACCCTGGGCGGAACAAGACATCACTACGATTGGATATCATTACTACATGACCCCAGAAACAGCTATTGAAGGTTCACACAAGTTTGAATTAGTTAAGAATTTGTTACCACAAGCTTGGTCATGGAAAGATTATCCTGACCTATCAAAATTAACGGTATTTCAATCAATTCTATGAAACATATAGAACCTAAGTGGAATATTGATGAATTTCGCAAGTTAGATTATACTCGCGCAACTCATAACGATCCCCTACTCGTTACCGAATATCTATGGGCAGGACATGATAAGAATAAACTGTCAATATATAAGTACCATGAACCTAAACCCATGCCAAAGTGTATGGATTATATTAAGGAACACTTTTCTTTTTGGTCCGATGTATGTGTTGCAGTAAACCATTTTACACCTGGACAATATCTACCCATGCATACCGACTTATATGGAAGATATGTTGAAATGACTGGGGCATCACCCTGTTTTATAATGCGATGTATGGTTATGCTTCAGGATAGTTCTCCTGGACAAATCCTACAGATCCGAGATGATTGTCATGGTAAATGGTCCGCAGGTGATTGTTTTTACTGGGACTATGATGCACCACATGCGTTCTACAATATGAGTATGGTTCCGAGATACGCAGTTCAAGTTACAGGTGTTTGTAATGCATATCCGATGTAAAATTTCAAGTATTGATATACACATCACTCATCGATGTAACTTCACTTGTGATAGTTGCGCTCACTTTGCAAATCACAAATTCACAGGAGAAGTTACTTTTGATAACTTCAGGGAATGGGTAGATCTTTGGAAAGATAAACTTGATCCAGATAATATTGGTATACTAGGTGGTGAACCATTCTTAAATCCTAGAGTTGATGAGTACTGTGAATATGCAAGAAAATCTTTTCCAAATTCTAGGATAGAACTAGTAACAAATGCATTTATCTTGAAGGATATATCTGAAACTCTGATTAAAAATGATATAGTTCTTGCAGTATCTGTTCACCACAACAACCCAGAATATAAGAAAACTCTTGCAAAAAACAAAAAAATTATTGAGAGTTGGGGTGTTAAGGTAGAATATTGGAATAGTTTTCTGAGATGGCAAAAAGTTTATAAAGGATATGGGGAAGATATTGAACCCTATGAAGATAATGATCCAGAAAGTAGTTGGAATCACTGCCCTACTGGGCAGAACTGTTTCCAACTTCATGAAGGTAAAATGTGGAAGTGTGCGCCCTTGGCGTTCTTGCCAATGATGAATGAAAAGTATAAACTGTCTGAAAAGTGGAATAGATACTTAGAGTATGTTCCTCTGTCGTCAGATTGTACGACTGAAGAACTACAAAACTTTATCAATCGTGGTGCAGAATCTTATTGTTCTATGTGTCCATCTAAACCACAATATTTTATGAAAGACATGCCTTATGGGAAGTAAGAATGAATGGGGGCAACTCCGAAAAGTAATTGTAGGTCATGCTGAGGGTGCGAGAGTTCCTGAAATGGATAGAACTTTACGTCTAATCAACTATGCAGATCGTGAGGATGTTTCTGATGTTCCTTCTGGACTATACCCTCAACAGGTTATTGACGAAGCAAATCAAGATCTTGAGTTATTGGTAGATCTTTTCATCCAACTTGGAATTGCAGTTGGTAGACCTCATTATGAACCCACACCATACTATAATTACTGCCCTAGAGATCTCGTATTTGTCCATGGTGATAAGACTTATGCAACACCCTCTCCACTGAAGGCAAGACAATTTAATTTTGGATCTATTTCCCATCACTTCAATCAGTTGACTCCCATTACTCCCTCATATGAGACGGGATTATATAATGACAACTGTGTGGGGAATAAAGATATTCTTGCATTGACGGAAGAATGTCCTGCATTTGACGCTGCAAATGTTATTAGAGCGAATGATGATATTCTCTACTTGGTATCCAATAGTGGTAATATAAAAGGTGCTGAGAAACTGCAATCACTCCTACCCGATGTAAAAGTGCATCTTTTGGAGGGAGTTTATAGTTACATGCATATAGATACTACAGTTGCATTTTTGAGGGAAGGATTGCTTCTCGCAAATCCAGAAAGGATTAAAGATAGAGATGTTCTACCTGGACCATTCAGAGATTGGGATATCATTTGGTGTCCAGAACCTGTTGACATTGGTCACTATCCTGGTTATAATCATGCTTCAGAGTGGATAAATATGAATTTGTTCAGTATTAATCCAAATTTGGTGGTACTGGAAGAACATCAAGAACCAACCAGAAAGGTTTTGGAGAAACATGGAATTGAATGTGCTATGTTACCCATGAGACAGTCCAGAACTTTAAGTGGTTGTTTTCACTGCGTTACCTTAGATCTAGAAAGAGATGACTGAACCAACTAAAATTCATCCGTCAGGATTGAATATCATTCAAAATGATAATGGATCTTATTCTTTTGAATGGGACGATAAAGACGAACGTTGGAGTTGGATGAACGACTTGACGGACGAGGAAATTAAGGTTATTATTGAGGCTGCAATCGAGTACGAAGCTACTCGTCCAGTTGATGTTGAAACTATCGATGAGGTCTATGATGACGTATGAAGAACAACGCAAACAACGTCTAGATGATGTGGTGTTCGATTATATTCAAGATGAAACTGTTACTCCAAAACAATTTCATGATGACTTGATTCAAATTCTTAAGAGTCATGTTGACCACTACCAAGAACGTGCTTTGGAAGTTGACCGTATGATCTTTTTGGTCAACGGCGAAAGTCAAAGTCCAGACATGTCCAGATATAGTCAGTACGATCAATCCGAAATTGACGCTATGTGTCATGAAGCAGATCGCGTCAATAAAGAAGATCTTAATTTGAAGATCCAAGCCAATTCGCCCTACAATGACGGTTGGACTCAGGAGTTCTATAAAGACGAAGTGGAACACTCTAAGTATTATTACGATTTTGATCGAAATCGTTGAAACCCTGACATTACTAGATAAAATACTACTAGATACTTACGCACTATGACTTTTAAGAGAGAAAAAGAAGAACTCTGTTCCGAAGAGATCAAATCAATCGAGAAAGCCGTGGAAGAACAGGGTATTCGTGCAATTCATCCAGATAAAATGGAAGATTGGGCAGAACACCTTGTCAGAAAATTGAAGTCATAGTACAATTATCCCATGTATGTATTTTTAAATGAAATTTATTGTCTACAGTAAAGAATCATGTCCACATTGTTATCAGGTAAAAACGGCTCTTGAACTATGTGGTTTAGATCCTACAGTTTATGAGTTGGGGGAAGATTACACAAACGAAGAATTCTATGATAAATTTGGAAATGGTTCAACCTTTCCACAAGTTCTTTGTGATAATGAACTCCTCGGAGGTGCGAAGGAAACTATTTTATACCTCAAATCCAAGTCATTAACATGAATCCTAAGGATGACGAGTTGCACATAAATAGAGGTGTGGAGCTATTATTAAGGAGAAAAAAACCCCCTGAAAAATCGAAAACATTTCATGTGAAATTCGGTAAAATGTTTTCTCTCCTTAAACGAGAGATTAATATTTACTTTGAATTTTCTACAGATATAAGAAAAACTAAGTAGAGTCTCTCGGAGGAACGAGTTATGACAGGTCCCGTAATTGCACTTTTTTGTATGATTACCTTTATATTTCTACTAATTGGTGGTATAATTGGTTGGATTTGGAAAGAACATGTAGTTTATTCCGCTCCAAATTTAGGATTTGTACATCCAGAGATGTTTGACGCAAATGGGAATGTGATTCCTGATGAAATTTTAGCAGTACGATTTGAAAACGATTATGACTACGACGAAGAGGACGACGACAACAACTAAACGTAAGTCCACTACTACTCGTAAACCTGCCGCTAAGAAATCATCGACTCCGAAGGTAGTTCTCACTCCTTCATCAAGAGTCGATGAAATTCTTTCCGCAGTTGTTGCAGAGAGAACCAAAGCAAAGAAGATTGAAATTCTTCAACAATATAACGAAAACTTTATCAAAGCAGTCTTCATCTGGAATTTTGATGAAACTGTAAAATCCGATCTTCCACCCGGAGAAGTGCCTCTTACTGCACAGGAAGATCGTGAAGTAAACGCTTCTAGTATCCGTAAAGAGTGGGATAAACTCTATAACTTTGTGAAAGGTGGTAACGATTCTATGAGTCGCCTTCGTAAAGAGACGATGTTTATCAATATCTGCGAACAACTTAATCCAAAAGAAGCAGAGATCCTTATCCTCGTAAAGGATAAACTACTCCAAACAAAGTATAAGATCACCCAAGAACTAGTCGAGGAAGCGTATCCAGATATCCAATGGGGAGGACGTTCTTGAATGAAAGTTATTCACGAAGACTGTGATCCAACTTTATCTGATGACAAATCTCTACCAACTAGTGCTTACTTGGTAGAATATATTCAGGGAGAAACATCACACTTTGATATTGTTTCCACTGGTAAAAAGGTGGAAATCTTTGATCACTATTATGACAAATATAAAAAAGACTTAATAAACATTACTCAGACAGAAGGAAGAGCTAATCCCAAACTGTACGGGTACAAACCGACCGAAGAAAAGAAGAAAAAACGATGAGCGATGGATTTAAGGGTTTTACGGATAAGGAAGATAAAGAGTTAAAACTCAACATCCGTACTAGTGAGATCAACAAAATTATTAAACAGTACAAAAAACTTAAAAAGTATAATAAGTCTTCTATGTACGAAATCACTAAACTTAGTGGTCAGGAGACTGCAGTTGAGAAACTAGTAAACGAATTTGGTATTGCCCCAGAGGCGTTAGAAGACTGAATAAAGTGTTCGTGTTGATACGAAGACACTTGACTAAATATTGTATGAGGTCTATAATGAGACCTGACGTTCATCCGAGAGATCGGACGCAAGTAAGTCGCGGAACGGAGCCGTTCATCCTATGTTAGAATTATTATTCTATTCACAACTCACATGTGCTCAAGCCGATTCAATTATGTTTCGGATGAGAACAAATGAGAACATTCCTGCCGAATATAAGGTGGAATTGATTGAGGTCATGAAGGAATCAACCCCTGATTGCTACCCATGGGACGCAAACGACTGAAGGAACGGGAAAAAACGGATCCTCGGAAACGAGAGAAGGTTAATTTTCACCCAACTTCAGGAGTAACAATCATGAATACACTTAATCTCATCAGAAAGCAGATCAACAAAGCATCTGCACTTCACGACGCACAGATTACCCACACCTCATATCGTGGTGTTGAGTATTCTACCCGTTGTGTAGAAAGTAAGGAAGCCCACGGTACATTCTGCTATCGCGGTAAGACTTACACTAAGTGATTAGTAAACTTACTTAACGGAGAGGTTTTATACCTCTCTTTTTTTATGTCTATAAAAACTAAATACTCATACGTTGCGAACATTTATGGATCTTCTCCAATCGCCCGATGAATACTTGTTTAACCTGTACACAACAAGTTCATCCGAAGCTCGACGATTGTGGAAAGACCGAATAAAAGAAAGTTGGGATAATAAGTGCGCCTATTGTGGTTCGGAAGAAAATCTAACACTAGATCATGTTGTTCCACATTGTAGAGGTGGATCAGATATGACAAAAAATATTGTATGTTGTTGTAGTTCGTGTAACCAATCAAAGGGACATGAACACTGGAAGTTATGGTATATTCAACAGGATTTTTATAATGAAGATAATTTTAATAAAATAGAAGACTGGATGGAACCACCCGCACCCATCCTATATCGTATAAGAAGAAGAAGAAATATAAATTATTAACTTATATTTCAAAAAAATATTACAAATACTTTCTTTTTTTGTATTATCGTATAAAAGATAACAAACTTAGTTAATTTGTGTGTAAATCATGACATTTCTACTATATAAGTGTAGAATTAGGGATGAAAAGATGATCTGAGAATTTATTCTTTTCAAAAAATAAATTGGAGTGGAAATGCACAATCTACTATCCCGAGCTCAATTTGACGAGTGGCGACATTTAGAACGTACTATCGATGATTTGAGGGAGGACGAGCAAAAAATCAGTGACTACTATGAATGTCTAATCGAGTGTGATATACTAAGACAACAGGAGTGTAAAAAGGTATGCAGGAAAATTCTTAATTAGTAAGTTTTGTCTAACAGATCGTTTTTAGGGGGTTGGTGACAACCTCCTTTTTTTGTGTTAAAATAAATAAGAACAAGGTTTTTTTATGCAAAAAGAAAAACTAAAATTAATCGTCCGAAATCTTAAATCACTGGTTGATCTCCTAGAGTCTGAAGTCTATTCTGATCCAGACGCTTATGTGGTAAAATCAGAGACAAGCATATATGCCAACAGTGACAACGATGACGACGGATACCCAGACTAAACATTCTATGACAAACCAAATCAAACTTATCGCCCTGACTCAAGGTGCAGGTGAACTTCTTGAGAAAACGGCGCAAGAAGTTATTTCGTATGTCGCTCGTGTAAGCAATCCAAACAATCAATTAAACTTTGATACCTCTGCAGGTCTTCTTAAGTACTGCATCAAACACGAACATTGGTCAATCTTTGAACAGGCTTATATGACTCTGGAGATTAATACTACCAGAGCTATCGCGGCTCAAATTTTGCGTCACCGTTCATTTACATATCAAGAATTTTCTCAGCGTTATGCTGCGTCTACTTCTCTCGATCCCATTCAGATGCCAGAGTTCCGTCGTCAAGATACTAAGAATCGTCAAAATAGTACTGATGATATGGATCCCTTTGAGGTTCAAAACCTTGAGATGCAGACTAAAACTCTATTTGACTCTGCAATTGCACTGTACGAACAGATGCTTGAGAGAGGTGTTGCTAAGGAATGTGCTAGAAATATTTTACCTCTCGCAACGCCAACAAGAATTTACATGACTGGCTCTGTAAGATCATGGATTCATTATATAAATCTGCGCTCTGGTCACGGAACTCAGAAAGAACATATGGACATTGCAGAAGGATGTCGTGAGATTTTTGTCGAACAATTCCCAGAGATTGCAACCGCTTTAGAGTGGTAATATATAAGATAATAGGTATTAAATATGTCCGTTTCTGTTATTTGTGCGTGTAGGGATAGAATCAAACCTTTGACGATATCCCTTTCTTCTTGGTTATTGTTTGATCAAATTAAAGAGATAATTATTGTTGACTGGTCTTCTAAAGAGGAGATCAGTCACTTGACAAAACTAGATGATAGAATCAAGGTGATTCGGGTCAATGATGAAGAGTTCTTCAATCAACCCCAACCCCTGAATCTTGCTGCGTCTATGGCTACAGGAGAATTTATTCTGAAGTTTGATGCTGATCATATCCTGAACCCTTACTATAATTTCTTCCACGTCAACGGTATCTTTGATGATGAATCGTTTGTGAGTGGCGTGAATGATAATGTTGGGGATGAGTGTCTTCATCCTATCTGGGGACTCTTGTACGTCCGCCGAGAGCACTTTGAGAAGGTCGGTGGCTACAATGAGAAGATGGGTAAGTACTATGCGGTAGAAGATGATGAAATCTCCATCAGACTCCAGGCCGCGGGGTATACGTGTTGTCCTATCGATATGCGTGTTCTGACTGCAATCCACATCCCACATAACGATGAGGTTAGAATCTCTAACTTTGAAGGATATGCAAAGGATCGTGAGTTCCTGGATGTCTTTGAGAAACAAACTGGACACTGGTACAAAGATCGCATTGATGAAGTGATCGCTCCTGGCATCATGGGTATCCTCAACAGTAAGGAACTCAAGAAGACTAAGTTCAAGTATCTGACTGAACAACACAAAGAGAAGAACATGGAAATCTTTGGTCTTAAAGAATATATCGACAAGTCTCGATACGACTATGGTGGTATTGACTTTGATCAACCAAACTTCAAGTTGTATGACTGGAAAACCAAAGAAGTAGAATCAAATTACTTCATTGCAACAAAGAAAGAGAAATGAGTGTATCAGTGATATCTGCCTGTATGAACAGGGTGGATCCACTATCCATTTCTATTCAATCGTGGGCAATGAGTGACCACATTGATGAAATCGTTTTCGTTGACTGGTCATCAGACAAATCCTCAGAACATTTAACTAAGATCAGTCCAAAGATCAAACGTGTGTATGTTCCTGATCAAAAATACTTTAATCAACCTCAACCACTAAATCTTGCATTTAAGATTTCAAGTGGAGATCAAATCTTGAAACTGGACTCAGACACGATTCTAAATCCATACTTTAATTTCTTTGATGAATTTAAGGTTGATGAGTTTAGTTTTGCCTCTGGTTTATATTCCCCAGGACATAAGTGTTTGCGGCCGATCTGGGGGACTATCTTTGTCAATAGAGAAAACTATGCAAAAGTTGGTGGATATAATGAATCAATGGGTGAGTTTGTTGCTTGGGAAGATGATGAGATTGTAAATCGTTTCTTGCTCTCAGGACTAGAACATCGTAGAATTCAAGCGTCGAAGAATACTATCTTCGCCATGCCCCATGACAATAAGAAGAGAATCGAGAACTTCAAAGCTTATAATGAAAATGGGGAGATTGAAAAGAAGGTAAGAACTCTTATGGAAAAGAAGGGGTATGATGTTGAAGATAATATCGACTATGCAATCCTTTCTCACCATACAATTCTAAACAACAAAAAATATAAACGATACAAAGGTGACAGTTATTATGCGGAACCAGTTGTAGACTGGAACGTAACACAAGTCGATGAACAGAATTATGTTTGTCAAAAATCATCCACTAAATAATTTTGTAGTCCTAAATTTATCATGCCCACATATCCTGTAAAGAATTTGAAAACTGGTGAAGAACAAGAATTGAGTATGTCCATTACGGACTACGATCAATGGAGAAAAGACAACCCCGACTGGGATAAAGACTGGTCGAAAGGTTGTGCTGCCGCCCAAGAAGTTGGGGATTGGCAGAATAAACTGATCTCTAGAAACCCAGGGTGGAATGATGTCTTGAAAAAGGCAGGTAAAGCTCCTGGATCTCGCGTAAAACCTTTATAACCAACAGCATATGCCCAGATCAAAGAAGTCCAACGGCGGAAACATTGGTGTTGGTATGAGTACCAAACAAATGAGACGTAAGAAACCCATCAATACTGATTTGATGGTTGACATTAATCCTCTAACAGACAATCAGAAAAAATTCTTTGATGAGTATAAGAGTGGTAAGAACATGTTCGCTTACGGTGCCGCAGGTACTGGTAAGACTTTTATTGCTTTGTATCACGCACTAAGAGATGTTCTTGACCCTGAAACTCCATATGATAAAGTTTACATTGTAAGATCTCTGGTATCCACGCGAGAGATTGGTTTTCTTCCTGGAGACCACGAAGACAAAGCTGCACTTTATCAGATTCCATATAAGAATATGGTGAAGTATATGTTTGAACTTGTTTCGGACTCAGACTTTGAGATGCTTTATGGTAATCTTAAAGCACAAGAAACTATTTCATTCTGGTCTACGAGTTTCATCCGTGGTACTACTCTAGACAGGGCAGTAGTTGTTGTGGATGAAATGCAAAACTTGAACTTCCACGAGTTAGATAGTATAATAACAAGGATTGGTGAAGATAGTAAGATTGTATTTTGTGGTGATGCCACTCAAACCGACCTTACCCGATCCAATGAAAAAAATGGTATCCTTGATTTCATGAAAATTATTCGTGCAATGGAATACGATTTTTCAACTGTAGAATTTGGAACCGAAGACATTGTACGTTCGGGTCTTGTCAAGAACTACATTGTAACTAAACTAGCAATGGGTATGTAATGTTTGAACATCTTGATTATTTGAAAGATGAAGTTGATTTAGAAGCACAGAATATCGAAGGGACTCGTTTTTATCGGGTTCCTTCTGGTAAGATGTACCCTTCAATTACCTCTATCACCAGTTTCTATGGACGCCAAACCTTTATAGATTGGCGTAAGAGAGTTGGTAATGAAGAGGCAGACAGAGTTACTCGGATTGCTACTACTCGTGGAACTAAGTTTCATGATTTGGTAGAACAGTATATGTTGAACAATAATGTAGACGATTTCAAACCTCTACCAACTACAAAGTTTCTCTTTCTCAAGGCTAAACCTTTTCTAGACCGTATAAATAATATACACGCTTTAGAAAAATCACTCTATAGTGATTACCTTGGACTTGCGGGTCGCGTTGATTGCATCGCGGAGTACGAAGGAGAACTCGCAGTCATTGACTTTAAGACATCTAAGAAAATCAAACCTGAAAAATGGGTTGAGAACTACTTTGTTCAAGAAGTAGCCTATGCTTGTATGTATTATGAAATGACTGGAATTGCAGTCGAAAAATTGATTACCATTATGGTAGCTGATAATGGAGAATGTCACGTCTATGAAAAACGCAACAAAAGTCACTATATTAAACTTCTTACCAAGTACATCCGAGAGTTCGTCGAACATCACGCTTAATCTTATGCCAAACACTGAAAAAGTAGACTCACTAATAAAAGAAAAGTTTCTTTGTCAGTCAAAGTTTGCACAAGATATTGAACATTTGGTCGCGACTTCAAGGATTAACTACATCGAAGCAATCGTAACTTATTGCGAAGAGAATGGTATTGAGTTTGAATCGGTAGGTAAACTAATTTCAAAACCCCTAAAGGAAAAACTTAAGTGTGAAGCGATTCAACTTAACTTCCTCAAAAAAACCAGTCGTGCTAAATTGATGTTTTAATGATGACACCGCTAGATGTTTATAAGACATACCTAGCATTCAAGAATCATTTCACTAAGGAAAACTACGACTACTTTCAATATTGTGGAAAGTCTCGAGCATCTAAAGAGGCTTTCCACAAGAGAAAGGATCGGTATTTTTTTGAACGTATGTCACGAAAGAAGAGTGATGACGAAATCAAACAATATTTTCTCGCCAACTTTGTTGAATGTAGTGATCCCAGTAAACTGTGGATCGGTGAAATTATTGAATCGGGTGAGTCTAATTACCAGAATTGGTTAAAGAGATCTCAGAGTCTCACATATTTGTTTAAGACTGAAGTAGAAGTCTTTATCAACAAAAAGAATTTTGAACAACTATTCAAAGTAAAAGGAACAAATCATCCAGACATCTTAAAGAAGTATTTGCAAGGTGCAATCTCTATAGAGACACTAGTAATCCTTAATTTGATACTTGGATTTGTACCTAACTTTGACAAAAAACTAATAGATCCTGTTTGGGAAACTACCAGTCTACGACTCAAAAAATATCAGGCTTTCCTAAATAATGATAGCAGTAAATACAAAAAAATCTTAAAAGAAATAGTCTTATGAGTAAATTCTTCGATTCAGAAATTGTAAAAGAACAGATCAAAGAAATGGAAGATCTCCAAAAAGAGATCGTCAAAAAAACAATGTCTGCTCCATTTATGGATAGATCTGAAAAGAGGGAAC